ACTAAGTATTATGATCTTGAGCCAAGTCGGAATGAGCAGAGACGGATCTAGTTAAATAGATTTGCCGTTTGGTAACATAAAGCCGGCAATTAGTTGACCGGCTTTTTCTTTGACTATATAATAGTCGTATAGGAGAGAACAAATGTCAAAAATGTATGGACCGGAAGAAAAAGCCAAACTCGAAAGATTAATCAACGAAGGATCTAATGTGCTTCGTGAAGTAGAAGATCTCAACGAAGGTCTTAAAGAAACTGTTAAAGCTGTCGCAGAAGAATTACAAATCAAACCCAGTTGGATCAACAAAGCCATACGCATCGCACACAAAGACAATTGGAAAGACCATGAAGCAGAGTGGAGCGAGATTGAAATGATTCTCGGTGTTACTAAAAAACTTCCTGAATGAATGAATTATTAAAACCAACTTTTGATTGGATCAGAGATGACTGGCAAAGCAATCGCTTCCGTTTCGTTATTGAGCTGCTTGCTTGGGCTGTTAGTATCGGCTGCTCAATCACTATGGCGCTTACAGTTCCCAATCCGCCTTTACTTGTTTTGTATCCTATTTGGATCGCTGGCTGTGCCATGTATGCTTGGGCTGCTTATACTCGGAAATCGTTTGGCATGTTGGCTAACTACATCTTGCTAACCGCAATTGACACATTCGGCCTAGCAAGAATGCTAATTAATTAAATAAAGTAAGAAGGTAGGCGGGCCATAAACCGCACATTGGTATTTGCAAGCCTAAAATTGCATAGGAGAAAAAATGAGTTTCGTGGACGCATACTACGATCGCGACGATGACATGATACGTGTCGTTGAGCGTGACGACAAAGGGCAGAGACATTTCAAAGACTATGCTGCCAAACATATATTCTATTACAACGACCCCAAAGGCAAGTTCCAATCCATCAAGGGTGAACCTCTTAGCCGTGTAAGTTCAAAGAATGTCAAAGAACATCGCAAAGAACTTGCCATACATTCAAACAAGAAACTCCACGAGTCAGACATCAATCCTATCTATAGATGTCTAGAAGATCATTATCTCAATCAAGATGCTCCTAAACTAAATGTAGCATTTTTCGACATTGAGGTAGACTTTGATCCTGAACGGGGCTATGCTTCACCAGATGATGCATTCATGCCCATCACTGCTATCGCTGTGTATCTACAATGGATGGAGACCATGGTATGCCTAGCCATACCTCCTAAAACACTCAGCATGGCTGAAGCTACCAAGCAGGTTGAAGAATTCCCCAACACCATGCTGTTTGACAACGAAGCAGACATGTTAAACACATTCTTGGATCTTATACAAGATGCAGATGTTCTAAGTGGGTGGAATTCAGAAGGGTTCGATATTCCATACACAGTTAATCGTGTCACCAAGGTTCTCAGCAAAGAGGATACCAAACGATTTTGTCTATGGAACTGTTTGCCTAAGAAACGCGAATATGAAAAGTTCGGTAAAACTGCCACTACATATGACTTCATTGGTCGTGTGCATATAGACAGTCTTGAACTTTATCGCAAGTATACCTATGAAGAACGTCACACCTATCGATTAGATGCCATTGCCGAATATGAACTAGGTCAGAGAAAGACTCAGTATGAAGGTACACTTGATCAACTATACAACAATGACTTTAAAACATTCGTCGAATACAACATCAACGATTGTAAACTGCTAGATGATCTAGATAAGAAACTGAAATTCATCGACTTAGCTAATACTATTGCACACGAAAACACAGTGCTGTTAGCAACTACTATGGGTGCGGTGGCTGTGACTGAACAAGCTATCATCAACGAAGCTCACCGCAGAGGTATGATAGTTCCTAATCGCAAAAAGATGGAAGAGCACGGAGACACGCAGGCTGCTGGGGCTTACGTTGCATATCCTAAGAAAGGTATACATGAGTGGATTGGCTCTCTTGACATTAACAGTCTCTATCCTAGTGCTATTCGGGCTTTGAATATGGGTCCTGAAACCATCGTGGGTCAGTTGAGACAGGATGGAACCAAGGATTTTATTGCAGCAGAAATGTCCAAGGGCAAGTCATTTGCATCAGCATGGGAAGGTATATTTGGTAGTCTTGAATATTCTGCCGTGATGAACAGAGAAGTAGGTCGTGAAGTCACTGTTGATTGGGAAGGTGGTGGTTCGGATACGCTAAGTGCGGCTCAGGCCTATGATCTTATATTTGACAGCAACCAACCCTGGATGATCTCAGCTAACGGCACTATATTCACATATGAAACTGAAGGAGTGATATCAGGACTGCTGGCTCGTTGGTATAAAGAACGTAAAGAAATGCAGGCCAAGCTCAAAGAATGTATCCAAGCTGGCAACAAGATTGAAGAAGAATACTGGGACAAACGACAGTTGGTCAAGAAGATTCTGTTGAACAGTCTCTATGGTGCGATTTTAAATCCAGGCTGTAGATTCTTTGATAACCGAATCGGACAGTCAACTACACTGACCGGCCGGCAAATTGCCAAACACATGGCATCAAAAGTAAACGAAATTATCACTGGAGAGTATGACCATATTGGTCGAGCAGTAATCTACGGTGACACAGACTCTTGTTATTTTTCAGCGTATGCTACCCTGAAAAAAGACATTGAGAAAGGTCTGATTCCCTGGAACAGAGAATCAGTGGTCGAACTTTATGATACTATAGGAGATACAGTCAATGGCACATTTGTCAAATTCATGCAGGACGCATTTCATGTTCCTCGAACCAGAGCCGAGGTCATCAAAGCAGGTCGCGAGATTGTTGCAAGCAAAGGACTGTTCATTACCAAGAAGCGATATGCAGTGCTCTACTACGACAAAGAAGGCAAACGAGCAGACACAGAAGGCAAACCAGGCAAGATCAAAGCCATGGGCCTTGACCTCAAGCGTTCAGATACCCCGGTTGTTATACAAGACTTCTTGAGTGAGGTGCTGACTAAAACTCTAACCGGTGTGACCAAAGAAGAGATACTGCAATATATCACTGATTTCCGCACAGAATTTAAAACTCGACCGGGTTGGGAAAAGGGCTCGCCTAAACGAGCTAACAATATCACAGAATACGCTGCCAAAGAAAAGAAAGCAGGCAAGACCAATATGCCCGGGCATGTTAGAGCTTCGTTGAATTGGAACACTCTCAGGCGTATGATGGATGACAAATACTCCATGCAGATAGTAGATGGCATGAAAGTAATTGTATGTAAGATCAAAGACAATCCTATGGGGCATACTTCCGTGGCCTATCCTGTGGATGAACTGAGATTGCCGCAGTGGTTCAAGGATCTGCCTTTCAATGATGCAGAGATGGAAACCACTGTGATAGATGAGAAGTTAGGAAACCTTATTGGTGTTTTGGAATGGGACATCAGTTCAACAAGGTCGGACAATACATTCGCAAAACTATTCGATTTTGAGTGATTTCTAGGTTGCTTTTTACTCAAGATCTAAATATAATCTTAATATACAGGAGAATTCTTAATGAAAGATATACTACAAGACATCGTTAGCCATACGCAGAATCTAGGCTTCTTGACCACAGTTAAGGTCACAGGCACAGATAAAGGCACAACTGTTAACTCAATGGCAGATGACCGTTCAGTGATCATGGAGGCAGAAACTGCTAATCCATATCCAGATATGATCGGTGTGTTTGGTATGCCGCAACTGAACAAGTTGAAATATCTGTTGGAAGGTGCAGAATACAAAGAAGGTGCAAAGATCAGTATTACCACAGCAGAACGCAATGGTGAAACTTTGCCAGTGGGCCTGCACTTTGAAAACAAAGACGGCGACTTCAAGAACGACTATCGCTTTATGAATCAAGAAATCATTAACGAAAAGATGAAAACTGTGAAGTTCCGTGGTGTCAAGTGGGATGTTGAAATTGAACCGTCAGTGACTTCTGTGATTCGTTTCAACTTTCAAGCAGGTGCTAACTCAGAGCATCCTACATTCCTTGCTAAAACAGAAGGTGGTAATCTTAAATTTACATTCGGCGATGCATCAACACACGGTGGTGAGTTTGTGTTTGCTCAGAACGTTGCAGGTAAACTAGATCGCGGTTGGACTTGGCCTGTATTACCAATCTTGAGCATACTTAAGATTGCAGACACCAACACCACAAAGATGAGTTTGAGCAATGAAGGTGCTATCCAGATCACTCTCGATAGCGGACTAGCAACTTACAAATATATTATCCCAGCACAGGCTGCTTAAATGAAACCACCAGTTAATCTAACACCATTACAAAAGGACTATGCAGTATATCTGCCGGCAATTAGTTCTTTTTATTCTACCTATGTTGCAAAACAGCGACTAGAAGAGTTTGTACCAAAGGATCGTATTCCTGCAGGCTTTGATCAAGGAATTGAAGGAATGAACTTTCTTAATCCAGATCAAGGATACTTTACCTATAAGTATGCTCTGTATTCAGCAGGACACGCCCAACTTGATGTTATTAAAGCACAAGATCAGGAATCAATGATACAACAGCGTGATCGCGGACAAACAATGATTTTAGGCGACTCCGGTGGTTATCAGATCGGTAAAGGTGTTCTCAAGTTTGATTGGTTGAACTTTGAAGGTGCAGAAGCTACCAAGACACGTCAAAAGATTCTTGAATGGCTAGAAGCAACTGCTGATTGGTCAATGATGTTAGACGTGCCTACATGGGCCTGTGATCATATTCACAGTCCTAAGACTGGATTGAAAACTTTCGAAGACTGTTTAGAAAAGACTCGTTATAATAACAAGTATTTTCTAGATAATCGCCTAGGAGCCACCAAGTGGCTTAACGTGCTACAAGGTGGTGACTGGGATACTGCGGAAAAGTGGTATCGTGGTGTTGTAGAGTTTAGCGACCCTAAAGGACCATTTGCAGGAAAAGAAGCAGAAGGTTGGGCATTTGGTGGTGCTAATATGTGTAAGATGGATATCACACTCAAACGTCTAATGACCATGCGTGATGAAGGCATGCTAGACGGAAAGAACTGGATTCACTTCTTGGGCACAGCACAATTAGATTGGTCATGCTATCTAACTCAAATTCAACGGCAGATCCGTAAGCATATCAATCCAGAACTCACAATCAGTTTTGACTGTGCAAGCCCGTTCATTGCTACTGCTCACGGATTAGTTTACACAAATGCACAACATACCAACAAGCGTTGGTCAGTGATCATGGACAAGGCTCCTGATAACAAAGCACTTTCAGGACGATTTGATATTCCGTTTCCGTTTGAAAGTGAGTTTGCAAGTCGTTTGACCATGGGCGATATTGCATATTACAATTACGGTGTTCGCAAGACAGATGCCGAACTCGGAGATGTTAAGTTTAATCACTTGAATCCAGAACACTATCACGAAGTTCCGAGACTTAACAAGCTAGGTAAGATTCCGAACAAGACTAGTTGGGATAGTTTCAGTTACGCACTAATGATGGGGCATAATGTCGAATGTCATATCAAAGCGGTGCAACGTGCTCAACAGTTAATGGATATTGAATGTGCTAGGTTTACTCCAGACTGGCGTATGAAGAGCATTGAAGGCAAGAAAGAAATTGAATTCAGCGATTGGGTTCCAAATAAAATTCTTTACTTCGGTACATTTGTTGAAGAACTATTCAATACCAAAACCAAAGCAGAAGCGTTTGATATGATTGAAACTGGTGCGCAGTTCTTGAAATCACTAGAAGGTTCACGTTTACAAGGCGGTCCTGCTGCTAACACATTTGGTAACTTATTTGATTTCGATGATGGTAAGAAAGCAGGCGAAATTGATTTTGCCAATCCAGACGATGACGAATTAAACAGTTTGGTTGTAGAATAAGGAGTTGATATGTATCAAAATAGAATCAAGCATCTAGAAGAAGCTCACCGTGCTTTGGACAAACAGATAGACAGTATGGAAAAAACTGGTATCTTTGATGACCTAAAAATAGAAGAATTGAAGAAACAAAGGTTGCGTTTAAAGGATGATATTGTTATACTTAAACACAAGCACGAAGCAGTGATGCAAGAAGCGCAGGCAGAACAAGAAGCAAGAAGAAATGGACTAGAACTATGAAATGCGACACATGCAGGCAAGAAATCACAGTTAACTGTGATTGGCAACAAGGTCGTTGTCCGCATCGAACTCCATTCTTAACCAACTATCATTTTCGATTTCTTAATCTAATCCGATCAATTCAAAATTTATTTAAAAAATGAAAAGAAATTACGATTCGGGTGTTGCTGATAGCATTACCTTCTTCACCGGCGTAGAGATTGAACATACTCCTGCCTACGGAATGAAAACACTGTTTGTTGTAGGTGTGCATGATCCATATATTATTATGGAATTGGCTCGTAACAACAGGTGCAAACATATTTACTTTGGTGCTAATCAAAGTTTTAAGACTAATGGTGTTAACGATACAGAAACATGGCGTCCTTGGGAAGATATGATCTATGTCTGCTTAGATGCAGAGGACGAATTTTGGTGTACCTTAGACTTTGATGTTCGTGAAACGGAAGGATTGCTTGAAAGTGGTCTTACCGAAAAGCGTAGATTTATTCCGCAGATTAGTGTAAAATTACCTTATATTAATCAACTAGGCTATAACGCTACGCTGAAAATTGATGACAAAGACTTTAAAGCAACTAATCACGGAGTGTGGTGCCATAACCTCCATGACCTACTAGATAGAAATAAGTTTACTAGTTGGGATCAATATGGTAAAGATGAGATTATCAAATGAGTGGTGGCTACGCAGTAGCATCGGTGACAAAGGTTCCAAGAATCCGCGGTGCTAATAAAATTAATCGTGCAAGAAGTGTAGTAGAAAAGAAACCTATGAAATTAACATTTAAACAAAAAATTCGCAACTGGCTAATGAACGACGAAGAAGATTACAGTAATCAGCTTATTTCAGTTGACAGCGAAGGCCTAAACATTGCATCACAAGGTTTTCGACTAAATGTCTATGGCGCTAGTGGCGGTACTATCATTGAAACTACTAAGTATGACCGAAAGAACGATGAGAATCGACACAGTCTACATGTGGTCACTGAAGATAAAGATCTCGGTGAAGAATTATCTAAAATTATAACCATGGAACAACTAAGATGAACATTCGGCAAGACGTTAGACCTAACAAAATGATTTGGGTTACCTTTCAGAAAGAAGGTATGCACAAATATCCAGCTGCACTTACAGACCCAGCACTTGCTACAGGTGATGAATATGATGTAAGTTTTCTAGGTTATCCGCATCGTCACATCTTTCACTTCAAAGTTTGGATTGGCGTTACACACGACGATCGTGATATTGAGTTTATTCAGTTTAAACGATGGTTGCTAAATCTCTACAAAGATGCTACACTAAGTTTAGATTATAAGAGTTGTGAAATGATGTCAGGCGACTTATATGACGTCATTAGCAAAAAGTATCCAGGTCGTGAGATTTGGATTGAGGTCTCCGAAGACGGAGAAAATGGTTCATTCATCAAATACTAAAAGGAACATCGATGAAAAACTACAAGGACTACAGGTACTTTGAAAATCGTCCTGACGTTGTAAAGGTGTGGGAGGACCTCGAGGCCTACCACGATTGGTGCAGATTCCAACTCTGCGATTTTAATCCTGCAGATCTCTATCGCAGAGATAGTCAAAACTATGGATCCTATCTTGCCAGCAAACGGCCAAGACGTCCATATCAAGGCAACAGACCACACTTTCAAAAAAGAGGTTAATTAATGGCACGAGTTTTTCTCATTGATCTTGAAGCAGTAGAGACTAGATACACGGGTCAGTGGAAAACTCACGTGCCGGCAATCCTTAAAAAAGCAGGGCACCATGTCAACATTATATCAGGTCCTACGGACATTCCTAGTGCTACCACTCCTGGAGCATTTCTCAACTTTGGCGGCACTAATATATACAAGGCTAGTCAAGTTGAGCAGATGGGTCGTTTATTTTGTAACGGATCCGTTCATCCCGGCGATCACTTTATCTTTACTGATGCTTGGCATCCTGGTATCATAAACTTAAAGTACATGAGTGAGTTGCTGGGTATTCCAGTGGTTACACACGGCTTATGGCATGCTGGCAGTTATGATCCTCAAGACTTCCTAGGACGTCTTGTGGGAGATAAGCCTTGGGTTAGATTTGCTGAGAAGAGTTTCTTCGAATCATTTGATCACAATTACTTTGCCACAGACTTTCATGTCGATTTGTTCTGCAAGAACTTGCTACATCTTTCTATGCCACAGTCGATTGAAGGCTTTAAAGAATTAGGCAAGATTGTTCGCACAGGATGGCCCATGGAGTATATGGAAGATACGTTGAACATGTATAAGAATATGCCCAAGCGTGATCTTATCTTATTCCCGCATCGTATTGCTCCCGAGAAACAGGTTGAAATCTTTCGTGACTTGAAAGAACACTTACCGCAATATGAGTTTGTCGTCTGTCAAGATCAACAACTAACAAAAAACGAATATCATAATTTGCTAGGGGAAGCCAAATTGGTGTTTAGTGCAAACCTGCAAGAAACCCTAGGCATCAGCTGGTATGAAGGTGCTATTGTAGGTGCCATTCCTATGGTGCCTGATAGACTCAGCTACAGTGAAATGGCTTTAGATACATTTAAGTATCCTAGCAAATGGACTGAGAGCTACGATGCATATACTGTATATCGTCCAGATATTTGTAGAGAAATAATCCAGCATATGGATAATTATGAAACTCGACTGCCTAGCCTAAATAAACAGGTAGCTATACTACAAGAAAACTTTTTTAGTTGTAATACACTATTAGAGATGTTAAAATAATATTATAAATGTCATCCACGACATAAACTCGGAGAATTTAATTGATAGATAAAAAAGAAACAGGCCTGGACGCAATGGCAGGCGATGGTGGATATTCGGAAGCATATCTAGGTGATCACATTCGTTTTAAGATGAAACGTGAAGGCAAGCGTTTCTGGGCCGGTGACAACATCAGTGATTATCTGCATGACGGTGACTTAGAAAAACTAATCGACGAAGCAACTCCTGCATTTGAACAAGTGCTAGACAGTTTGCTTATTGATCGTGAAAATGATCCCAACAGTCAAGGCACAGCACGTAGACTTGCTAAAATGTATTTTAATGAAATCATGTCAGGTAGATACGAACCTGCTCCAGATGCAACAGCGTTTCCAAATGATAGTGAGGATAGATATGAAGGCATGTTAGTTGTTAGAAGTGAATTGCGTAGTATGTGCTCTCATCATCATCAGCCTGTATCTGGGGTGGCTTATATTGGTATCATTGCTGCCAACAAACTTATTGGCCTTAGCAAGTATACTCGTATTGCTCAGTGGTGCGCTAGGCGTGGCACTCTCCAGGAAGAACTCTGCAACGATATTGCAAGAGAAATAAGTCGAGCTACAGATAGTGAAAACATCGGAGTATACATACAAGCCACTCACGGTTGCTGTGAGAATCGTGGCATTATGGCGCATTCGAGTCTAACACAGACCACTGTACTCAAGGGTGCATTCAAAGATGACCCAGGTACTAAAAAAGAATTCTTTGACAATATTAAAATGCAGCAAGAATTTTCACCACGATAAGGAATATCATGAGTCAAGTATATCTAATTAAACCACTGGAAAAGAAAAGCATTGTCTACCATGTAGAAATGTATCGTAAGAACTCCGATGATAGCATCAGTTGGTTTAACATAGATGAAACCTACCGCTGGGGGCAAGGCTTTGTGGAAGGTGATTTAGATTGCAACCTTCCTTGGTTAGGTGATCCTGTTGCCTATGCTCGAACTGATTGCGGTTGGGGTTGTGAGTTCGACGACAGTATTAATATCGAAATTGAATTTAGTGACGATATCGATGAAGACGAACAAGATGCAATTCGAGAAGCATACTACGAAGGTGGGGCTGGTTGGCTCTATGACGGTGAACACGATTGGTCAGAAGAAGACTGTGCTGTTCACATTATTGCACCATATCAAGTTAGTCTATGTGATGA